TATTCACGTTGATCAAAGGTTTATCACTTATCCCCCCGACCTGGACGCGATGCAACGGGCAAGCCTGCTTGGGGCTGTCGTTACCCTGAGCACGTGGGCGTATGACCCACTAGACGAATCGCCCCCCGCAGACCGCTATGCCAAATTGCGAAGTGAAGCCGTGCTGGTCGTGCGCAGGATGATGTGCCGTCGCGCAGAACCTCCGCAATTCCCGGAGACCAAATGGCGCGAAGCGCTGGAAAAGGCCTATTCAGACTGCAAGCTGATCGATGGCCGCTGCCCGCATCGCGGCATCGACATTGCCTGCGGGCGCCAGCTGAAGCCGGGAGTCCGCCAATGCCCAGGCCATGGATTGGCCTGGAATGATGACGGGACACTGCACCCTTTGGAGGTGAATCCATGAACACCGACTTCCGCGCCCTCTACGCTTTGGCCGAGCCGGAGGCGGTGGGGCCGACGGATAAGGAGATCCTGGGGCTTGCTGCAGAAGCCTTTCATTACCGCCTAATCCCAACGAACGGGGTCCATATCTTTGTTAATGCAGAAGAGATTCTGTCTTTTGCCCGTGCCTTATACAGGCTCCAGGCCAACACCACCAGCACGTTGCCACCCAGCAAACAAACAACCCCATGAAACTCTTCATCGACACCGAAGGCTTCCTTGTCCCCGCCGCCAAGGCGGCAGAGATCGACATCCAGTGGAATGAAGGCGACTGGCAGCGTTTTTGTAGGCATGACGAAGCGCTGGCCTTTTTTCAGGAGGCCATGTTGGCAATCATCGCGGCCAACCCAGGCCTCCACCCAGTGCTGGTGTTCGGCGACCGCGTGACGTTTCGGGCCATGATCTGGCCCAGCTACAAGGCCAACCGGAAGCGGGAATCCAAGGTGGCGGGCTGGCCCCACCTTGTGACCGCTGTTCAGGCCCTGGCCCGCGCTGCCGGCTGGGGAGTGGAACAGCTGGCCAATGTCGAGGCCGATGACGCCATCGGCATCCTGGCCGAGCCGTTTGTGGATGTGATCGCCAGCGTCGACAAGGACCTGTTGACCATCCCCGGGGACCACTTCAGGAATGGAGAGTTTGTTCTCGTCGGTCCTGAAGAGGCGGATGAAGCGTTCTTCATGCAGACCCTGACGGGGGACAAGAGCGACAACTACCCCGGGTGCCCTGGCATCGGGGAGGTGAAGGCCCGGCAGTTGCTGGCCAAGGCCACATCAGAGGCCCGACAATGGGCCGCTGTGGTTGCGGCCTACGAGAAGGCCGGCAAGCTGGAGGCGGAGGCCCTGGTGCAAGCCCGCTGCGCACGGATCCTCCGGCCGGGTGAATACGACCATGCCAGCGGCAGGCCGATCCTCTGGCAGCCTCCGGTATCCTGAAGCATCAACTGCACGGCTGCAGTGCTTGAGCCATTGATTCCCGAACCTCTCCTCAAGAAGCTGCGGCTGGCATTCCCGGACGGCATTCTGCGACTGGCAAGCAGCAGCCACGACCAGATTCAGCAGCAGATCGGAGAGCAGCGGGTTCTCCATGTGCTGCAGTCCTGGTACGACGAACAGCAGAAGGCTGGCGAGGCGCTCAGCGGGGGCGGCTGATGTGCGGCGGCGCAGCGCCACGCCCAACCATCATCGAGCCCAATTACGCGGGCTATGACTCGTTGGCGACTGGGCAGCTCCAGGCGTATCAAATGGCCCAGTCGCCAGCCGTCCTGGCTGCCCAGCAGGGCGTCCAGGCGGAAGCGTTGCGGCAACAGGGCGTGCTGCGCGATCTGGCTGAGGCCCGCACAGCCGCTGCGGCCAACACCTCGGCGTCCGCGTCCAGGCTTGCGGCCTTGATTGGCGCGCCGGTGCCAAGCCAAGGGGCCAAGGCTCCGGTACTTGGGTCGAACCGCAGCGGCATGACCAGGCCATCAGGCCGCCGTGGGATGCGGATTGACCTGCAGCCAACCGCCGCCGCTGGCGGCATCGACCTTGGAGGGTCCTGATCATGTGCGGTGCCGCAGCGCCATCGAGCTCCCCGTCGGCTGAGGAGGCGATGGTCAACATCATCACGGCGATGCAGGAGCAGCAGCAGCAGGCCGAGGCGAGATCGCGGCAGGAGCAGGCCATGTCGCAGATTCAGTCACAGAACAGCCTGCTGGTGAACCAGCTGCAGGCCCAGGCCGATTCGATGCGAGCTGAGACCACGCGGCGCACAGCGGAGCTGGCTGAGGCACGGGCCCCGGTGACCACCACAGTCAACCCCGCGCCTTACAGCGTGGCCACGGGGCAGGGGACCGCCGGGGGCGCACAAGAGCAGACGACGACAACGCCAGCGCCCAGGAAGAAGCCCAAGGCCACGCTTCAGCTCGGCGCTGAAATCTCGCTGCCAGGCGTCGGCATCAACCTGGGGGGCGGCTGATGGAACGCGGCGAGGGGGAAGTCAGCCTGCTCAGCCCAGGCGAACTGGAGGGGAAGCTTGAGCCCGGGATCGCCGAGCGGCGTTACAACCAACTCCGCAACCGGCGCGACACATGGCTCGATCGGGCGCGGCGGGCATCAGCGATCACCCTGCCGTACCTGATCCCCCTCCAGGACCAGCAGGTGGAGCAGGCGCAAACCGACCAACTGGATATGCCTTGGTCGGGCATCGGCGGGCTGGGCGTGAACAACCTGGCAGCGCGGCTGGTGCTGGCCCTGCTGCCGCCAACAGGCGGGTTCTTTCGGTTCACGACCGACGTGCTTGAGCAGGCTATGGCCGAGGCCCAGATGATCAAGGATGGCGCCAGCGAAGACTCGGTCGCCGAGCTGCGCCAAGAAACCGAGAAAGGGTTGGCCGTTCTCGAGAACGCAGTGGAACGCGAGATCGGCACCACCAATGACCGGGTGGCGCTGTTCGAGGCGGTGACCCACCTTCTGGTCGGTGGAGCCGTGATGCTCTACCGCCGGGGCCAGGGGATGAAGGTGTTCCACCTGATCAGGCATTGCCTGTTGCGGGACCCAATGGGGAACCCGGTGGAAGCGGTGACCTGCGAAGTCTATCTTTATGCGTCCCTGGATACAAGGCTCAAACGAATACTGGACCAGGTAGACAGGGATCGCGGTTCATGGCAGCGTGAGCAGGATTCCGCCAGGCGCGATGAACGCCGGATCAAGGTCTACACGCATATCAAGTGGACCTATGGAGATGACGGCAAGCCCGGCAAAGTGGCCTGGCACCAAGAGATTGGTGGCGTCAAGGTGCCAGGCACCGAAGGCAGCGAGCCGGCAGACGCATCACCATGGCTGCCGTTGAGGCTGTTCAGGGTGGATGGCGACAGCTACGGGCCTGGCTATGTCGAGTGGATGGCAATAGCCGACCTGATCAACAACGAAGCCCTCGCCAGGTCAGTCACCGAGGCATCCATGCAGGCCGCTCGTGGCCTTGTCGGCAGGCGGCCAAGTGCCGTCACGACCAAAGAAACGTTCGCGGCAGCGCCGAATGGCTCTGTCATTGATGCAGAGGAGAAAGACTTCTTCCCCATATCTACCGCTGACGTGCGGGACCTGAATGTCTCCTACCAAAATATGACCCGGTTGGAGCAGAGGTTAGCGCGTATCTTCCTGATGCCTGACATCAGGGATAGCGAGAGGACAACAGCTGAGGAGGTGAAGCTGCAGATCCAGCAGATCGAACAGATGCTGGGTTCTATCTACTCCATCCTCACAGTGGAGTTTCAGTACCCCTATGTGAGGCGGATCCTGAAGGTTCTCACCGACCAGAACAGGTTGCCCGATCTGCCCGACGTAAAGCCCGTGGTCTCCGTTGGACTGGCGGCCCTGGGTCGCAAAACCGACGCCGAGAAGCTGGCGCAGTTTGCAACCCAGGGCAATGCCGCCATGCCACAGCAGTTTGCCCAGGTGGTGGATGGCGCCGCCTGGTTGCGCGAGTTCGCAACCGCCATGGGCGTCACCCCAACCCTCGTGAAATCGAACAAGCGGATCGGCCAGGAGCAGAAGGCAGCCATGCAGGCACAGCAGCAGCAGCAGCTGATCCAGGCCGGCATGGGCGATCCCCAGAAGCTGGCCAACGCCGGCCTGGCCGCTCAACAGATGGCTGCCGGGCCACCGGCTGACGGACAGCCCAACGCCCAACCACCCCAGGAACCATGACCACCGAAGCCACCACCAAAACACTCGATCAGATCCAGGCCCCGGATGAGCTGAAGCGGATGGTTGATCCATCCAGCGAGCGGCAGGTCAACACCCTGGATCGGTTCCTCAGCGAGATGGGGATCTCCGATGGCCCACCGGAGCCGGCGGACGAGGAGGAGGGCGGGGAGGCCAATGCCGGCGCTGACGCGGCGGCGGAGCAGTCTCCACCGAAGAAATTGGCCGGCAAGTTCGATTCCGCGGAGGAATTGGAGCGGGCCTATCAGGCCCTGGAGCAAAAGCTGGGCCAGCCCAAAGCCGAGCCAGCGCAAAAGGCCGAGATTGAGGCCTACACCAGGGAGCGGGGGGTGGAGGTCTATGGCGAGACGGTCGCCGCGGCGATCGAGGCGGCCGAGATCAACCCGTTCGAGATGGCCGCCAAGGTGCAGGCCGGTGAGGACGTGGCCGCGTTCGTTGACGCGCTGGTGGAGAAGGGCAAGCTGCCGCGCCCGATCGTCGAGGCCTACGTGCAGGGGGTCCGGCCCGCTGCCGCGCCGGCTGCGGAGGCGGCCGGGTCGATCAACGACAACCCCGAGGCCGTGGCTGCGCTGAGGCAGTCGGTTGGCGGAGACGCCGCGTTCGATGAGCTGTCCCGCTGGGCTGTCACCAACCTCTCCCCCGAGGAGAAAGCCGAGTATCAGCAGGCCGTGGACACTGGAAACGTGGGCGCAGTGCAGTGGGCCCTGCGTTCGTTTCAGGCCAGGCAGCAGGCCGGCCAGTCGAAGCGGGAGCCCGAGTTCCTGGGCGGCGGGTCGCAGGCCACCGAGCCGCTCGACGTCTACGAGTCCCGGAGCGACTGGCAGACGGATCGCTATGCGACCGACGGCAACGGCCGGGAGCTGTACGCCAAGGACGAGAGCTACCGAAACAGGGTCGATGCCAAGCACCAGCGTTCCAAACGGGCTGGGAAGTGGTAAGTTGCGGGTGGATTTCTCCACCCTTGTAGCGATCTGGGCCAGCTGCGGCTGACAACCCTGAATCAGCGGGAGGCGATGGGTTCCGACGAACACATCCCGCTTTTTTTCGGCAATGTCTGCAGACGCGCTTGCGTTGGCCCGCTTAGGCCAAAACAAGGGCACGGGCTCCACCGACGCCCTGTTCTTGGATCTTGGAGCCGACGAGCTCCTCACTGCTTTCGACAAAAAAAAGATCTTCTCCTCCACCGTGAAGGAGGGCACCATCAAAGGTGGCCGCTCCAAGCGGTTCATCGTGACCGGTCGTCGAGCGGCGCGGTACCACACGCCTGGAACCATCATCGACGGCACGGGTAACAGCCCGTCCGACGTGTCGAGCCGAATCCTGTACCTCGATGGCCTGCTGATCGCCGACGAGACGATCTATGACCTGGACGAGCTCCAGGAGGATCCGTCGACCCGGGCGGAAATCATGCACCAACTCGGGGAGGCGCTGGCCGACCAGCGCGAGGCCCGCATCGCCCGCGTCCTGTTTGCGGCTGGCAACACCAGCACGGAGCCGCTGTCCAAAGCGATCAACACCGGTCGGACCGGCGACAAGATCACCCTGACAGCTGGTTTCTCCACTGCCTCCAATAACAGCAAGGGCGACGAGCTGGCTGCAGCCATCAAATCTCTTGCAATCCTCAAGCAGAAGAAGCATGTTCCGATGCGGAACATG